CTGTGTGTTGGTTGGGTGGTATCAATCCTACAGACAAGCCATCAGATAAAGCTATTGAATCTGTTAAGTGGCTCTACTCACAAGTCAAAGGAGAGTTAAGACCACACTCCTCGTTTAAACAAACTGCTTGTCCTGGAGATGCTTGGCGACAATGGATTATTGAATGGGATAAAGTAGATACTGAAGCTCTAAAGAAGACAACTAACATAACTGCTGAAGATTTATCCAATGCAACAGGTGCAGAGATGATACATCCACAGTTTATTCAGAAGAAACTTGACACAATTATTGCTAAACTAGAGAACATAGAAAATAAATTAAAGTTAGGAAGGATAATACAATGAGTGAAGAATATAAAGCAGTAGTAGAAAAAACTCTTTGGACTTTTGTTCAAGCATTTCTAGGTGTCTTAACAGTAGGACCATTAGTAGATGTTAATGCTGAACTATGGCAGTTAGCTGCTATATCAGGTGCATCTGCAGCTATGGTTGTAGTTAAAGAGTTTGCAAAAAAGAAACTAGCAACACCAACTAAAAAAATTTCTAAATAAAAAACTATCTCACTAGCACTGTATACTTAAAGTAACAGGGCAAAAGGAGGAAGTATGCCAAATATTCCTGAAGAATGGGGAAATAACTTTTTTAAGTCAGGGTGGCAACCAGGACTTGAAGTCAATGAACAAACTGGATTAGGCGAAATCACACATGTTGGAACAGACCCTGATTATAGAAATAAGTTTGATTCAATATTAAAAGAATGGGGTTTTGACCCTAAATATTATGAGATTGAGGGTTCAGTTCGTGCTTCTAGTTGGAATGTCCAACTTAAAGGTGGTAAAACAGAAACCTTTTATGCGTTTAAAGGTATTGTAAAGAAGAAAAGACCAGGGTATGACAAATACTTTCAATCATTGTTTAAACAAGCAAGTAAGAAACCACCTATAACTAAGAACTTTAATGCAGGTGATACTGCATTTATGTGGTTTATGTCTGACTGGCAGCTAGGAAAGAAAGACTATGGCGTGGAGAATACTATCAAACGATACGATAGAGCTTTACAAGATGGGGTAAATCAAATCAAATCACTTCGTAAGTTAGGAGTAGAGATTGATGAGATTTATATGGTAGGACTTGGCGACCTCACAGAAAACTGTACACCACATTTTTATGAGAGCCAACCACATAATGTTTCGTTGTCATTGATTGAGCAATACGCATTAGCTAGGTCTATGATTATGAAAACCATTGATACATTTTTACCTCATGCACCTAAGCTAGTACTAGCAGGTGTGCCTGGAAATCATGGTGAGATGTCAAGGACGAGTAAAGGTCAAGTAGCTACTAGCAGATTAGATAACTCTGATACTATGCACTTGCAAATATGTCAAGAAATAATGAATGCTAATCCTGAACGCTATGGGAAAGTAAAAGTACATATTCCTGATAGCTTTCATCAAACATTAACTATCAAAGATAAGAAGATTAGCTTTACTCATGGTCACATGACTGGAGGAAGTGGAGGTAATCCTGAAAGTAAGATAGAAAATTGGTGGAAAGGTCAGATGTATGGTTGGTTACCACCAGGAGAAAGCGAAATCCTAGTGACTGGTCATTATCATCACTTAAGAATGAAACAACAAGGAGATAGAACTTGGTTTCAAGCTCCTAGCATTGATAAGAGCATTGACTTTACAGAGAGAACTGGACTTTGGTCGCACCCAGGAGTATTAACTTTTACAATTAGTGATAAAGGTTGGGGTAATTACTGTCCTCTTTAGAATGGTAATATTTTATATCCTTTTTTATTACCTTTGAAATCTGTTTCGTGGTAGTACTGTAGTTCTTCTATTGCATTCCACATTGATTCAACTTGTTCATACCCATACCACTTAACTTTCTTTGTTTGTAGATTGACATAAGATATACCTACCTCTACTTGTTTAAACAACTTAGCTTTATCGTGCATTTGTTTTAGTTTATCCATATCAACTTCTTTAATCTTCTTAGTACCCTTGACTTCAGTTAGATATAACTTCTTATTCTTATTAAAGATGTAATCAGGAACAAGAACTATATCTGTATAAAACCAAAACAAATCTATCTCATGTTCCCATGGACTTGTTCCTGTCTTCAACCAATCTTTAGGACTGTATAATCCTAAACTCTCTAGATGTTTTTCAAATATATCTTCAGCGTCTTTGCCTACACCTTTGTTAATTCTGTCTTGATACTCTTGCTCATGATGTTCCATTAATGCTCACCAAATAGCTCATCAGTTAGCCATTGTTTCTGACAATTATCACATGCAACTAAGTCTTCATCTTTATCACCATTACGATAGCCTGTTCTTAATTGTCCTTGACAATATTTACACTTCATTCTTCTTCTCCTAATTCTTCCCAACATAAATTACAAACACTATGGTCTTTGTCTTTAGTTGTTAGATGTCTTCCACATAACATACATCTACCTGACCTAGGCACATGCTTTACATTTCCTTTATCTTTTTGGTCTGACCAAAACTCTTGTAGTTCTTCAGACATATCTTCAAAATGGGAGCTCATCAGTTGTTCCTCCTTGTTTTCCTTTTCTTAAGAGAGCGTGACACTCTCTATATTCCCAATTATATGGGTTGTTTTCCTCTGCTTGTTTAAACCTCCTACCACAAAAAATATTTCCATCATTGTCATAGTAGGTTATGTTGCCCATACCATTGCAACCTGCAGGACATTTACATTTAGTATCAAATCCTGCAGGAATATCAAAGTTATGATTTGGATATTTAGCCTTAAGACTATTCTTCAATCTTTCAATTGACTTAGTCATGTCAGGTTTATCTAGCTCATCTCTTATAGCCATGTGCTAGGCACTTCTCTGTCGCCTTTACCACCTATATATCCACCCCAACCACAACCATCAGCGTTGTAATTAGAACAAGCAAAATCAGGAATGTTTGCGAACTTATCATCACTTGCTTTCTTTTCTCTGTTGTCTATGATATGTTCAGACATGTCACATTTAGGACACTTCTTTAGTTGTTCAGATATATCTTTAATATCTCCCATAACTTCAGATACATTGACAGCTATCTCAAAGAAAGCATAGAACATCTCTCTTTCATCTGAACTCCAATTTTCTACATTAGTATCAGCACCCTCTTTAACTGTTTGGTCGTAAGCAGTTTTCTTAGCGTTGTCTTTTACTTTCTTAGACTGACTAAATCCATCAATATAAATGTTTAAGATGTCTGCAACAACAACTTCTTCGCCAATATCTTTTGTAAATTTCTCTACACTTTCAGCAGTTGTCTTAGCAACCTCTTGTTCTTTTTCTTTTGGAGGTGTGTAAGTTATGCTACCTAAGTCTTTAACTTTACCTCCACTACTATCAATAAGTTGTGTGCTATTACCTACTTTAGACATCTCCTCTTTACTAGGTCTAGCCTTATTGCTTCCTTGATACTTCCAATTAGCTAAAGCTCTACCAATAGCAGATGTTTCGCAGTTTTCTACCCATGCGTCAGTATTAGCAAACCCACCTTGACCTTTAGTTTCTTGTGCTATGCCTGTAGTGACAGGTGTAATATCACCCTCTTGTTTAAACACTGATGCCTTGATAGTCACACAAGTTCCATCATCAGTAACATGTACTACTTCAGTACTGATTCTTCCATTTGGATTATCTTTCCAAAATACTTTTAATCTATCTTCTACTGTTTCGTAGTTCTCTAAGTTAAACTTAGCCATTATTTATCCTCCTGTTCAACGATTGCATAGACACTTTGCCTACTCATTCCTAGTATTTCGCCTATCTTGATTGCTGATAGACCATTCTTAAATGCGTATTTGATTACGCCTGTTCTTTGTTTTCTTAATAATTGAGTTGCACTTTCACTCTTCTTAATCTTATCGTTAAGTAGTTTAAGCACACCCTCAAGGTAGTCATTATCCATTCCTGTTAAATCATCTTTGATTCCATTAGGATAATAAACATTATTTACCCATTGATGTTCTGTCATCATTACTCCTCTATTTCATTTTTATAATCATCTATCTCACGCAAGAAATCTTCTGATAGCTTGTTTAAACTAATATGTTCTTCTTCATTATTTCTTGATATATTTCTAAACCAATATTCATTAACAGTTAGATATATGTATGTTGCAATAGCTAAAAAGATTGTGCTAAATGTACCAACTATTAATGAAATGATAATAGCTTTGACTATTAGTTCTCCCATTATTCCTCCTCCTTTTTTGTTTGTTCTTGCATATTCCTATATTGATTGTTGTAAGCTAATACAAACTCATCTAATAATATATTTACTTTCTTTGTATTAAGTTGCACTAAGATTGCAGACTTATCTACTCTCTGTCCTCCTAATGCGTTAGCTAAATTAATAGCCCATGTCTTCAAGACTTTAGGTTCTTGAAACATGTTTGGTTTATCAGTCATAGTTCCTCCTTTGTTTTGCTGACTAATTACTTATACAGTTTCTATTTGTACTTCTACCAAATAAACTAAGTAAGTGCCTATATCTTTAAGTTCTCTGACTTTGATAAGAGCGTCCTCTTTTGTTTGATATTCCCATTCATCTCTACCACCAAAGATAGAAATGCCTGTAACTTGGTATCTCATAGTATCTCCTATGTAATTCCTAATATAATGTTAGCATACTTTGTCATTTACATGTCAAGTTTTTATAACATTTATAGAGGTGCGATTGGTGTTCAACTAGGTCTAAGGGATAAACCTTGTTCGTAGTTCTCTTACGATTCTATTCCAAACGCTTAAGATTTAATTAAGACTCTATCCCATTGAGTAGAAAAATCTTTTCTGTTCCTAGTTTATAATTGACATACAATAACAAGTTACAAAGATGATTAAACTTATGTTCTTTAATCTCATCATTGCTTATGTCTTGCCCATCAAATTCCCATTCAACTAACAGGGCTTCTAACTTCTCTTTGTCCTCACTAAATACAGTCTTTACTTCTCCATCTTCTTCGTAATCAAGAGAGTATATTTGTGCAAAATATTCATTCATTGTTTAAACAACCTACTTCCCTATCCATGAATAGCTAACCTTATCTTGTGCTATTGCTTTCATTACTTGCTTATGTACTTTCTTTTGTATCTTATCTTCACTTAATCCATTAGGTATCTCTACTTTAAATATGTCCATAAAGATAGTTAGTTCTACTTTGTTCTTCATTATTCAACCTCCCATTCTTTATAACATTCTTCACACATTCTTATAGGCTCTAGTCCATTACCAAAATCTAAATGATGTATTCCATATATATCTGTGCTTGTACAAACACCATCAACAACACTATCTTGTACTTGACTAGGATATTTATTTCTGCATTCACTTAGTGGTATTACTTCCCAAACCATTATTCCTCCTCTCCTAAATATCTTGCTCTCTCATCTTCAAATACTAACTCTATGTTGTAGTCGTTAGCTACTTTCTTTAATAGTATTTCTGTGTAATATCTTTTGTCGCTAGTCATTTCTTGTGTATAACCCTGCACAAATAAATATTCAATCGCTTCTAAACAATCTTCTTTACTTACTTTGTTTATTTGATTAGCCATTATT